TGGCTGGAATTGACTTTCACATTAACACCAAGCGCCGGCATTACCATGTTCGTAGATGGCCAGGCATGGGATCAGGCTACAGCCAAGACCACAGCCAACTCAATCGAATTTCGGCTACCAGGCGGGCAAGTCGTTTGGTCTATTGCCGCGCCTCTGGCTTATGATTCTTCTACTGAGGGCATTCCCTGTAGTGGGCAGATTAAATTGTATGTGAACAAGAAAATAAAATATGCAGCGGTGAGGTTCCCTAAAAGCTGGATTGATGCAGCTGTATTCCCGATTGTGTTAGATCCGTCTGTAGATTATCAGGTTGGCGCGGGAGAAGACGATGCTCGGAATACTGGCTCGACCCACCCCGGAGACGGGAATTATGGTTCAAATTATTCCGGTGTTAATATAGGAGCAACAACCACTCTTTTTTTAATGGCAGGCATCAGATTCAGGTCGGTTGCAATTCCCGCCGGTGCCATTATAGATCATGCGTTTGTATCGTTTAAGCTGCAAGCCTCCACGGGTTCGACCTCTGGTTTTTCGATCGCCTGCGAAGATACAGACGATGCTGCCGCATTTTCGTCTGGAACACACGAACCTTATGATGCTTATCTTGCCAGAACTTCCGCCTTGGTGAATTGGTCTCCTTCTGAAACTACTGTAGATGATTGGTTTGGCGGGCAGGGGGAAACCGACGAGATAGACCTAAAAAGCCTCGTGCAGGAGGTGGTCGATCGACCTGGGTGGGCCAGTGAAAATAATCTGGTATTTGTCTATTGGTTTACATCCACATCACTACCAGCTGCAAATACTGCCAAAACCGTCAGAACGTATGAAAGCGCAGCGGGTAGCACAAGCGCAAAGCTCCATATCGAGTACACCGAAGCGGCGGGCGGCTCTCCTAAAACACAGGTGATTTGGATATGAGTGAAAGATACACATCGGCAGAAACCCCCGTACTGGCTGGCAAGTTCACCACCGGGGCAGCCGTCACTATCACCATAATCAAGCTCTCGGATGAGTCCGTGGTGGTCAATGCCGTTGCCTGTGATGAGGTAGGGGCAACGGGCTTTTTCAAGTACACCTACACCCCGGCGGCAGGATACGAAGAATACCTCTGGACCATGACCGATGGGACCAATGAGGTAGCCGGGAGCTTCATAATCGATGGTAATCCGTGGGCGGGCGCGTCCGGTGTATCCTCATCCTCTGATAGTTACATTGGCTCTTCCGTGGAGCTGGAGGCCATGATAGGAGATGATCCCCGGGCGGCAGCGGTGGCGCTCAAGGCTGCCACTGATGCGGCGCAGGCTTGGTACTGCCAGGAGGCCACCCGGCGGATTGATGGGATGATCCTGAGGGGCACAAAGTACGATATCGATCAGGCTCTAGAGTTTCCCCGGATCATCGATGGGGTGATTGTGGGGAATTCAGATCAAGTTGCAGAAGTCCCTGATCCCGTCAAGTTGGCCTGCCTGGAGGAAGCCATAGCAATCTATGGAGCAGGCAGCTCTGGGGGCAGGCAGGCTCTCCAGGCTCAGGGCGTGGCCAGCTACCAGATCCCTGGGATCCTCTCGGAGACCTTCCGGGCCGGAGCTGGGTCCGAGACTCTTCTCAGCCAGCGGGCCAGGCAGATCATGAGGCGGTATACTGGAGCGGAGGTCAGATGAGCACCCTCTTGAGTGACCACCTCACCAGGATCGGAGTATCTGTTACCTGGAAGCACAAGACCGGCAACGATGGGGATGACGACATATACTCCAGCAGCACCATAACGGTCCTCTGGGCTCACGGGGCTCGGGTGGTCCGGACTACCCAGGGCGATGAGCTGCAATGTCAAGCTATCTGCAAATGCGAGGCCGCGGTGGTAGCGGGGGATACAATCACCAAGGACAGCAGAGATTATCCTGTCCTGGGCCTTGTAGGCGAGGCTTATGATGGCACAATGAGATCTCTAGCGATGGGAACCGCCAGGAGCTAAATCATGGCGCAAGTGAACTGGCATCCGGAGGCATTTAGGACGCGCAAGAAAAAGCAGGCTATGAGTGCCCTGCATGATGCCGGCGAGATCGTCAAGAAGGAATGGCAGAACACTATCCCTTATGCATCCGGAGACCTGGCCAGCCACCTGCAGGTGCAAGACCAGCCGAGCGAGCTAAAGGTGGTGATCTCCTCCACAGGTCCCTATGCAGTCCGCCAGGAGTTCGATGATTCTTTGCGGCACCCGGACCCTATCAACCCATCTTCCCGGAGTGGCAGAAAGGCCCACGCGGGCCGGGATGCCTTGAACAATAATCGCGAAAATATTAAGAAGTTAGTACAGGCCCGCATGAAATGAGCGCAGATCTGGAGTTCCTGGATGAGCTGGTGGCTGGCATGGATGCGGCCACGCTCGACTGGCTCCAGATCCGGATCGCCCGGCGGCTGGCGGCCATGAGGCCGGAGATCACTGAGCGCAGAACGATTATCAGGAAATAATAATAGTTTACCTTCCCGAGTCCCACCTCCTGAAGGCAAACCGGGCAGGCTTTTCCCTCCTTTGCCTGCCCGAATAATAATCACCCTATGAGTCATGACTGAATAGAGGTTTTGAAGATGAAAAAGATATCTGCAATACTGATTACATTGGCGTTGCTGCTTGCTCTGGCGGGTATCGCCGGGGCGGCCAACTACATGTACGAAAAGGCATCGGTGAAAGGCGTCGGATATATGGAGCAGCAGAAGATCATCTCCACCCAGACCGGCTTTGAGGGCCAGAAATTGGTCGAGAAGGTGGCCGGATCAGGCAACGTCATATCTATGCACTCTGAGCTTGAGGTAGAGAGACAGCTCCAGAGGGGCGGTGTGCCGGTTGGATCTGTTTGGGTGCCTCCTGAGATCGACGAGACAACCGGGGAAGTTCTGGAAGAAGGCTACTGGAGCCAGACATTCTGTCCATTCCCTACTGGCGTAGGCTGCCCGATGGATTATATCAACTTCACCAAGGAAGCTGAATTTGAGTACATGCCCATCAGCTACCAGACCGGCCAGTATGATGCGAAGTGGACCGACAAGCTCTGTGTCCAGAACTATAGGATCGGTGCTGTATTGACTGAGATGTACACCCATGCAGAGCATCTCCAGAGGACCACCGAGGTCAAGACTCGGGGATATGGCTTGGTAATGAACGGATCTCAGGGCAAGGGCTACGACAACGCCAACGGCTGCTCTCCCTGCTGCACCGGAGTGCTTGAGGCCAACCTAAACAGCAATGTTATCGGTGTAGCACATATAGGATGGCTCTCCAGAGATCCGCTCGGAGATAATCAGCTCAAGGGCCGCCATGCTGAATATGGCAGATCCGTGGATGATCTGACCGGCGTGTTCTCCGTGGAGAAATTCATCCAGCTATGGGGCAACTCCACCTGTGGAGCCATATCTGTGGACTGGTTGCCATGCGTGTGATTTTGCAGCTGGCGGTAGGACTGGCGGCTTTCTACATCATTTTAGCCGGGGGGTTTTGCCTCCTGGCTGACGTTGCAGGTGCCCAGGAGATCCTGCCAATGAATGCCCCTGCAATCCAAACCAAAGCCATCCATACCCTGACGGCAGAGGAGCGGAGCACCATCCTGATAGAAGATATATGGCGGCCTCCTGAGCTGGAGCGGGTGAAGGTGGGGGCAGCGGTTAGCAGGTTTGCCAAAGGGGTGCCGATAGAGCCCTATGGTTTCCAGGCTTATGTTGCCCAGGACGCCATAGGGAGCTGGCGGGGAGGATATGAGGCGGTTGCTTATGGAGGGCTCTAAAAATGCCTGACGATAAGGGGGAGCTATTACCGGAGGAGCTGCCTGAGATAGGGCTAGACGAGGGTGATAGACCGATCTCCACAGATGCCTATCTGGATGAGGGTGGCATATGCTACTTTGGAGGACCAGAGGCAAAGCTACCATCCGATGTTCACATAGTGGCAGGGATAGGGGTACTGGACTTCATCAAGGATCTGATAATCAAGAATCCCGATGGTCCGGGCATCAAGACAGTGAGCTGGAAGCCTTCGGACCCTATACCGGAAAAGGTGATAGGGGCAGTGGTGGACCTGGAGATACTGGATATAATCCAGAAAGCCAATGCCGGCCGGGGGGTCCTGCTGAAAGATCCTAATGGCCTCAAGTGGATGACCCTGGATGAGTGGAATACTCTATTTGGGACGGACGGCCTGGCCCAGGTAATCAAGATGAGGCTATACTGGAAGAAAGAAGGCGGCGGGGTGGGCACTCCTGGCCAGCAGGTCACAGGCACTCATCAGCACGGCCAGGCGAAAGCCGATCATGAGAAGAAGTATGTCAAGCTCGGCGGCAAGGATGGGAGGAAGTGGTGATATGGCGGATGAAGATTTCATATCCACCATTTCCGAGGGCACAATAGAGATCAATGGCTGGAAAGCCACCGGGATAAGGCTCTATTCCCTGGCTCTTATTGTCTTAATCCCCTTCGTGAGCGCCGCCTCCTGGGTGGCCTATCAAACCGGGGACATCTCGGCACTCAAAGAGCTGGCCCTTGTGATTGTGGCTTTCTTCTTCGGCAAAAAGGCTTGAGGTAATCATGCCCGGCGAGACGGCGCTGATTGATGCCGCCGGCGGGGATTTCATTCCCACTTTGGCGGCCATTCTGGTAATTGCTATCTTGAGCGGATTTTTCTACATGATGCGCTTTATCATGGATAGCAACCAGAAGACAAATACGTTGATTGTAGAAAGATTAGATAAAATCTTTGATAAAGTTTCTGCATCGCAGCAGGAGATGGCAAATCTATTTTGTGATAAGCTCACAGAACATGACAAACAGGCCAAAGATATCCTGGATCATACCAAAGAGATAGAACGCGACCTGACTTCAAGGCCTTGCATTAATGGCAGAACCAAATGATGCTACATATTATTTACTATATGGTGTTATTGCGTTCTGCTATTGCTTGAATCTAGCAACTTTGCTCTTTGTGTTTTATCTCTGGATAGACATCTATCACAAAAGATGGCTAAAGAAATTAGACGACATTGAATCAATGATGAGAAAATAGACATGATCGAATATCTTTGCGTTGCCGTCCTGATCCCGCTGGCAATCAAGGGCTGGGTCATGATGTGCCGAGGCGAGAACGTCTTTAGCCGGAGGCGGCGGTATTGAGCAGGCTATTAGAGGAGTTCTTGCGGTCCGCCAAAGGCCGGATGATCTTTATTGGCGTGGCTCCGACACCGGGCGGAAACAAAGCCGGGAGCGAGGGGATTCTGGAAGACTATGATGATAGATATGTAGTGCTCCGCTCTGAGGAATGGCTCATGATGACTGCTATCGATTCTATAATTTCATTTGAAATAACATATACAAATCTGAATCAGGTCGAGGTAGTAGCACCATGAGCGACCCCGGAGAAGACCTGGCGGCATATCTGGATTCCCAGGGATACGGCGAGTGGAAGAATGTATCGCCTGCCCTTAATACCATCTTTCGGGATGAACTGCCAGATCTGCCGGCAAACTGCATAGGAATCTGGATCAACAACGGCAGGAGACCGGATCATCACAGTGGCGGAGTAATTGAGCATCCCACAGCGGATATTATTGTGCGGAACAACAGCAAAGCCACCGCCCGGAGCACTGCCGAAGCGATCCGGCAGCTATTCAGCCTGTCGGAGAACCTCGGCGGATCGTCGGTATTTGAGGAGGCTTCCGGTTCTTATCCAGTTTATCTCGGGAAAGATGACTCGAATAGATACAAATTTTCTGTTAGCATCGAATTGACGATAAATAGATAATAGTCATCGCCCAAAATCGGGCATTGATATCGATATCTAAAAACCGACCGCAAAACTTAGCTAAGTTATAGGAGATGATTGATACATGGTACTAGCACCAGAGAGGGCAACCCTCAGCTTAATTTGTGACTCTTCCACGGTCCTGGGAGTCAGAGATGCAAAAGTAACCGAAAAGACAACCATGAAGGATGTAACCGCGGATAATAACTCTGCGGTTGCCAGGTTCCCTACTATATTTGATGCCGATTGCACGCTCACGCTGATCGAGGACCCGGCAGACGCTGGCCAGGATAAGATCCGAGCCTCCAAGCCAGCCAAGACGCTGCTCGGATACGTTCTTGTGAAGGGCACAACCACATATACCTTCAGCGCCTATGTGGAGAGCCTGAATAGGCCAGGCGGTCCGGCTGATGAGCAGACGCTCGAAGTAACTCTGGCCGTGTCTGGTGGATGCTCCACAAATACAGCTTAGGGAGCGCCTCCATGATTCATTTTTTTGGAGGTGGTAGGTTATGAGTCTTTCACCACAGCCAGGGGACTACGTTAGAGTTTACGGAGGCCGTGGTACGGATTCCGATTACTCGGATGAGGCTATGGAAGAGGTTGATCTGTCCGCCGCAAAATGGGGTGGCTATGCTGCTAATACGGTATGGAGAATCACCGCCGCTGCAAAGCGGATTTTAGACGATTCCGAGGCACCAGTATTCCAGTATGATCCGGACGGCGGGACGGATTGGGAGATTTTAACCCCAACCGAAATATGGTACGGGGCAGGCTACATAATCACCGCTGACCTGGGAGCTACTGCCGTGGTACGCTGCCACAGTGGGCATTATCTAACTCCGACTGAGTTCTTTGGATGTGCTACCAAGAAGTTCACAGATAAGCAGACATTGGCCGATGTGACGGTTTACGGTGATACGGCAATCCAGCGATATCCGACCCTGGATGATTGGGATGGTGGCCTGGAGGCGTTCGTGGCCAAAGTCCAGGCTTCGCTCACCACGTCGGGCGGCGTGTCCAATAGCCACATCCAACTCCGCCACCTGGCCGGAGGAGTGGCTGGTAACTCCATAACGCTGACCATAACCGATACCGACCAGGCAACGCTCACGGTGGCCGTGGCCAGCAATGATATAACGGTCGATCTGAAGACATCGACAGGAACCCCAGTTAGCACCGCCCGGGAAGTAATAGCAGCTATCAACGCCGATGCTGATTGCCAGGCGCTTGGAGTCCATGCCTACATACCCGCGGGCGAGACAGGCGCGGGCGTGGTGGGCGCTGCCGTCCAGGCTTCGCTTTCCGGTGGCCTCGATAAGATCAGCTATGAGGATCTGAAGGGGACCCGGGCAGCCTTCCGATTCTATACCGACTTTGATAACGGTGAGATGTATGTAGGCTTTGGCTACATCACCGATATAGATTGGATCGGAGGTCCGGCCGATCTCATCAAAGCGGGCCTGACCATCCAGGGGCAGAAGTACAAGCTCCGAAGAGTGAAAGAGAGCTATGCTTAGAGGGTCGGGCCGCAACGATCCCCCCACGAAGGGGTGGAGCGGCTCCCTCCAAATTTTATTTTTATAATTTCCGAGAGGCCCAAAAACGGCCATAAAAAAAAGACTTGATAGTGAGTAGAGGGAGAGAAAACAAATGATTAGCACACTGATCAGCATAGAAGGAATTGATTATCAGATCAGATTTGAGAACAAGCAGCTCCAGGAGATCAGACACAAGGCTCCTGAGAAGTTCGGGCTTGGAAAAGTCAAATTCCAGAGCCCTATGAACATCCTAAATTATCTGGATGATATAGATGTTCAAATCTACCTTCTCCAAAAAGGCTTGGAGTGGAAGGGATCGGGCATAGAAAAAATTGATACTGATAAGGCGGCAGATCTCCGGCAGGCATACCTGGAGCAGGGGGAGGCGGACGCCGGCGAGAAGCACAGTGCTTTCCTGGAGCTTTTGGTGGATGCCATGAGCCTTAATGTGCTTGGTGCATCCGGAAAAAAGCTTCAGGAGAAGGGCCGGGAAGCGAAGGAGAAGGAGCTGGCGGAGAGGGCGGCCAATTCGGTGGAGGAGTACGCCAGGATAAACGAAGCTCGGATCTTGGCTCAGGCACGGGCGAAAGCCAAACTGGAAACGGAGGGTCTGGAGGCTCCTGGCCCGAGTGGGAACGAGAAGCCCCCCGAATAGCCATAGGGCTCCTGGGAATGAGCGCGGAGGAATTCCTCCGCTCCACTCCGCCCGAGATCAATTGGAAGGTAGAAGCGTGGAATGATCGCCGGCGGGCTGATGCTCACCGGGACTATAATTTTGCCATTCTCCTGGTGGGAGGTTGGCACAAGCCCGAGAAATTCCCGAGCTTTGAACGCTTCTATCCGGAGCTGACCAAAGACGGCCAACAAAAGACAGATCGCCAGGTGTCCAAGGCCATGAACACGGCTAAGGCGCTTGGTGATATTTGAATATTTTTAGCAATAATAATTTTAAGAGGTTCTATATATGCCAGGGGATCAGATTGGCTCGGCTTATGTCACACTTAGCTTAGATGACAGCAAGCTTGAGAGTGGGCTCAATGCAGCCAAGGGAAAGGTATCTTCTGCCGTTGGCGGTATGGGCTCGGCAATCGGCAGCGCTCTGAAGACCGGAGCAGTAGCCGGAGCCGCCGCCCTAGCTGGCATTGCCACCGTGGGCGTAAAGACGTTCATGGATGTCGAAAGCGCCGCCGCGGACGCTGCCAGCAAAATGGACCTTTCCGCAATAGCTCAGAAGAGCGGCAAGACCACCGAAGAGGCGTTCAAGTCCGTCAAAGAACATGTAATGAGCCTATCCGATCAGCTCGGCCAGCTCAATACTAACGCGTTCGATCCCACACAAATCGCAGAGGCTTGTGCCAACCTGGCAGCCGGTGGCTTTGACATCGCCAGCGCCAGCGCCAAGGATCTTTCTGGCATCTTGGCAATGGCCACAGGCACAAATTATGATCTAGGATCTTCTGCCGAAATGGCTATGGCCACCATGAACCAATTTGGTCTTGGGGTCACTGATCTTTCCCACATTTCGGATGTCTATACAAAAGCTTGCGGTGATTCTGCCGCGGGCATGGAAGATCTAAATTATGCTATGCAGTACGCCGGGCCGGTGGCCAAAGGCGTGGGCGTATCCCTGGAAGAAGTGACCGCAAACCTGGAAGTATTTGCTAACAATGGCATCAAAGGGGAAAAGGCGGGCACTGCCCTGGCCGATGCCATGAATACTTTAGTAGCTCCCTCCGGCGCATCAGCTAAGGGAATTGCGGCCTTGGGCCTATCTGTTGCTGATGTGGACCCGCGGACCCATGATTTTAACGACACCTTGAAGGACCTGAAAGCCCGGGCTGATGCCTCCGGCCAGGGTATGGCCGCCTTTGTGGATATCTTCGGTGTCCGGGGCGGGCTGCTCTATGGCCTGGCTGGCGCCACTGACGAAGTGGACAAGTTTGAGAACAGTCTAAAGAACTGTGACGGAGCCGCGGAGAGCATGGCCAAGAACATGCTCGATAACTTGAAGGGCTCCTTAGACGCTGCAATGGGCGCGGCCAGCTCCCTAGCCTACATGATCGGCGGGAAGCTGGAGCCCTCCATAAGATCCGCTCTGGATTGGTTCTCCTCCAAGGGAGCACCGGCCATAAGGGAGTTCATCACTGCCGTATCAGAGGGCGATTGGCAGGGTGCCGGGGCGCTCATAGAGAAAGGCATCCGGGCAGGATTTGAGAAGCTCAAGGACTTAGGCGAGAGGCTCCTGGAGTGGCTCAAGGGCGTGGATTATGGAGCCATTGCGGACTATATCACCGACAAGATAAAGGCTGGATGGGAGTCCCTCAAAGACCTTGGCAACCAGCTCTTAGAGTGGCTCAAAGGCGTGGATTGGGCGAGCGTGGGCTCTGCCATATGGGACGGCATAGTTTACATAAAAGAAAAATGGATCGACTTCTGGGAGGGACTGAGAAAAGCCGTCCTCGATGTCGATTGGGAGAAGCTCGCCGGGGACATAGCGGATCTTATCAAAGCGGGCTGGAAGAAAGTTAAGGATTGGGCCGCGGATATCATAGCCGGGCTTAAAGCGGATTGGGACGCCTGGATTGCGTCGGACGGCCCGAAAATGCTAGGTGGTAATCTTGCTAAAGCCATAGCAGAGGGGGCAAAGGACGCCGGAAAGTGGATCTACAACAAAATAAAATCTTGGTGGGACTCCAACGGGAGCAGCCTAGGCGGAGCTATAGCGGCAGCTATAGATTTTGCCAAGTCTGCCGCTCAAGCTGCCTGGGACTTTGCTAAGAGTTTTGGTAGTACGCTTCTTACCGCCGGAAAGGGGACCATCGGAGCCGCTATCCTTGAAGTTATAGGCGGGGCCATGAACTCCGCATGGGACGGAGCTGGAGATAGCCTTATCACCCGAGCTAAAGAGTGGCGGGATAACGCGGAGGCGCTTTTTGCAGCCGAGGATTTTGAAGCTTATGTCGAATATATAGGGACCGGAGATAATCCTTATGAGGTCGAAAATCTTGATATCGATCTTCCCATAAAATACCACATATCGAAATCAGGAGATGCGTTTTACGTTGTCTCTGATGAGAATAACGCGGAGCATGGTACTCAGAGGGGGCAGGTGTTTAAATCTGCGACTACTGCCGCTTTCGCCGTGGAGAATGCCGCTAAGGCGCTCGGGATATCCACCAAAAAGCTAGACGATGCCACCCAAAAGGCAGCCGAAACCGAAACAAAGACGGCGGCCACCATAACAGAGAAGTATAAATCTACATCCGAAAAGGCCAATGCCCTTACAATGGGAGCCTTCCAGACTTCCACTCAAGCCCTATTAGCTGCCGCTATGCAAGGCGCTCAGGCAACACAACAGGCAGCCACGGCCACATCTGCCGCCGCTGCTATGGCAGTAGATAGGATCTTAAACGGCAGCCAGGCGGCCGCCAATGCCATTAAACAAGGCGCTCAGGTGGCCGCAAACTTCACCACCCAGGCAGGGCAGGCGGTAAAGATCGGGCTGGATGCCTCCGGGCGAGAGATAGCAGTAATCGGCCAGGTGGCCCAACAGCGCTTCACGCAGGCGGGCGGAGAGCTTTACAATAAGGTCCAGGTAGCGGGCTCAGGCTTCCAGAGTTCTGTCCAAGCCGGGGCCAATGCCGTGAACGGTGCGGCCAGCAACCTGGCCGGTGCTGCCGCCAGCGCTGCCTCTTCTCTGGCGAGCGCCTATGCTTCCTTCGCTTCTCATAACCCGTATAGTGGTAACTCGTCCCTCCCAGCCACATCACAGACAATTGTATTCTCCAGCTCGGGCTCTAGTTCTCATAGCTCATCTTCTTCGGGATCATCTTCTTCCTCATCCAGTAATCCGTCTTGGTGGGATGCTGCTTACGCTGCCGCGGGCGGCCGTGCGATGGGAACGGAAACCACCGGCCCGGAGCTGGCCATAATCGGAGAAGCTGGCCGGGAGTGGGTCATTCCAGAGAAACACAAGAGATGGGATTTGCTCCTGGCTGCCATGCGGGCTTATGGCATCACAGGCATGGCCGAAGGCGGGGCAGCCGGATCTAGTGGAGCCACGGAAGCCACCGACGCCGACGAAATGAGAGCCTACTTTGGCATCAAGGGCCTGGCGTCCATGAGCAAGCAGGTACAGAAGATCATCACAGACCTTAAAAACTTCTTTAGGATTTCATGGGGCATAATAAAAGCAGAGGGCTCCACCTACTGGCGGCAGATCAACCAGATTATCAGCCAGGAGGCAACTAACACCCGAGATAATGCTTGGCAGGCTGCTATTGATATCCGGAACACCTGGCTATCCAGCAATGCCCAAATCCTGGCCGATACCAAGACAAGCTATGAGGCCATATGGCCCACCATATCCCCGTCCCTGGAAAGCCTGAGATCTTCGGCGGTGATGACTTTCGAGGGGATCAATGGGGATGTGGCTAATGTCATGATGGGCCTCTCTATGAATTGGAGCGGGGTATGGGATGAGATGTTACTCAAGCTATCGGATGCACAAACTCAAATATCGGCGGCGGTGTCCGAGATCTCCACTCAATTGGCGTCCATCTCCATGAATACCAGTATCAGTATAACCTCTTCAGGTGGTGGCGGAGGCTCTTATTCTGGTGGGGGCGGGGGCGGAGGCGGCGGAGCTGGAGGCATGGATTGGGGCTTCGCTGGCTCGGATGATTGGCTGGCCCCTACCGGCGATTGGAGCGAGTACGGATCTTCTTCGATATCTTGCGGCTCCAATTGTAATATCGGCTGTGAGGGAGTCTATAACAACGCTGTCATAAGCAGCACCGGGCCTCTGGCCACTGCCGGGCTTGGCGTGGATCTAATGAATGCCGGGTATGGGGGCGGCTCTTACGGTGGCGGCGGATATAGCGGCTCTTTCGGGACATCCTCATGGGGCGGGCTGGCTCCAATATTCCGGGCCAGGGGGGCGCTGGTGGACAAAGGCCCGGAGCTGTCCATAGTGGGCGAAGCTGGTCCCGAGCTGATCCTTCCAGCCAATATAACGAGGACCATCATGGCCCTGGCTGATATGGGCCTTGGCAGCTTATCCGGCGGAGCTGGCCGGGTAGTAATAGAGGATCATACCGTGCATAAGTGGTACATGGACGGCAAGGAAGTGACCAATCTTTTAATGGACAAAGCCGTGCGCCAGCTCCGGCTAAAGGGCGCTTCTCCGGTGAGGTAGATACATGGTAACTGCTAGAAATTCTCTCGATAAGCTGACGGCTGGCGTATCTACTCGCGCCAACCTTCTCACATATTTCAATTCAAATATAGACATCATAGATGCGGCCCTGGCAAAATGTAATTTCGTGGCGGCTGCCGATCCTGGAGTAGGGGATGACGATGGGGACGGATACGCGGCCGGGAGCTTGTGGTTCAATACCACCGGACATAAAATTTTTGTCTGTGAGGATGCAACCACCGGATCGGCTCTCTGGCGGCAGATATACCCGGATGCACACGTAGGCGATTTGGTAGGACCGGCCGGTGCTACTGATGGCAATATCCCGCTATTCGACGGAGCCACCGGCAAGCTCCTAAAGGACTCCATATACACCCCGGCCAGCTTTGCCGTGGCCGCCAAGGGAGTGACTAATGGGGATTCTCACGACCACAACGGAGGGGACGGAGCGGCGATAGTGGCCGCTGCAACCAGTTTCTCGGCCACCGCCAAGGTTCTAGGGCGCAAGACCGCGAGCGCGGGCGCGGGCGAGGAATGCTCTATAACTGAGATCCTGGACCTGCTCGGCACGGCAGAGCGTGGGGATGTGCTCTATAGGGGCGCTTCGGCGTGGGCTATGCTTCCACACGGCACGGCTGGCCAGGTGCTCCAGAGCGGCGGAAATGGGGCAGACCCATCATGGGCAGACACAAGCGCCGCTTCTACTGATGAGTGGATAGCAGCGGGCGAAACCTGGACATATGCCACCGCAACCACGTTCGTTATAACCGGGGACAAATCCGCCAAATACTATCCGGGAATGCGGCTCAAGCTCACGCAAACCACGCCAAAATATTTCATAGTTGTGGCCGTGGGAGTGAGCACCGACACAACGATAACAGTTTACGGCGGATCAGATTACACGCTGGACGATGCTGCTATAACATCACCGTATTACTCCACCGCCAAGACCCCGGCAGGATTCCCGGCGGATCCCGCAAAGTGGACCATCGAAACAACTTCAACCTCGGAAGATAGCCAGGCAAGCCCCACGGCTTCGACCATCTATAATTTAGGGTCTAGATCCATTGCCCTACCTATAGGAAAATGGAGAGTTTCTTATTCGGTACTAGGAAAGGCGGTGGCTTCTGCCCTCACAATGGATCTCAGGGCGGGATTATCCACAGCAAACAACAGTTTCTCGGAACCTAGATATGTCAGAGTTCGACGATTTTACATCGCCACAGACGGCCAGACATCATTAGATATGGCAGATGAATTGATTTCATGCGCCGCCGCCACTACGTATTACCTCAATGGAATGACTCCAATAAGCTCTGTCACATCCATATCCTGGCTCGGATCGACACAGACGACCGTCATTAAAGCGGTATGTGCATACTTATGAGTGACGTTCTTATCACAGTGGGGACCACTCCCATTTTTACCTCGCCTCTATTCGACAACGACGCCACGGTATGGCCCAACGACTCCATGCTCCTGGATACA